CCAGTTGTATTTGCTGCTAAAGCACTTGTACCAACAGCAGTATTTTGATATCCAGTAGTTGTGAATTGTAAAGCACTTGCTCCTATAGCTACATTATAATTAGGTGTAGTGGCTGTAGATAAAGCAGCAAAACCTAAAGATGTGCTATAAGTTCCTGTGGTCATAGCATCTGATGCTGTTGCACCTACTGCTGTGTTGCCTGTTCCTTCAGTGTTTGTTAATAAAGCATCTGTACCAACTGCTGTGTTATTTGCGCCTGTGGTGTTTGACGTTAAAGCTCTATAACCTACTGCTGTTCCATTTGATGCAGTTGAATTAGCATCTAAACTTTGTGTTCCTATAGCAGTATTTTTCGTTCCCGTAGTATTTGCATACATAGAAAGATATCCAACAGCCACATTATCGTCAGCTTCATTGGTATTAAGTGCATAAGCACCTACTGCTGTATTAAAATCATCATCAACTGCTGTAGTTAAAGCATTTCTTCCTATTGCTGTATTTCGTATTCCTGTTGTTAATGCATCTAAAGCGTTAGTACCTATAGCTATATTCTCATCCCCAGTAGTCAAAGCTGCAAAAACATCCACACCTAACCCAGTGTTGTAGTTAGCTGCATCAATTGTGCCAGTTGTAGTGTCCCCAATCATTATTGAAGATGTGCCAAAGGTTTTACTTGCTATACCATTAACTGTAGTAGCTGAAAGAGTGGTAAAAGTACCTGCTGCTGCTGTAGTACCACCAATGACAGAACTATCTATTACAGCTCCGTCTAGGTTCATTGCTACTGAAGTTCCACCTACCGCAAAAATACCATCTAGGGTATCTAAGTCTGCATTAAGTTTTGTTCCCCAGGTATCGGTGGATGCACCGACCTCTGGTTTAGTAAGGTTTAAATTAGTAGTAAATGTATCTGCCATAAAAAAATTCCTTTAAGCTGCGTCTTGTTTGCCTAATGTTGTCCAGTCTGAAGATGAAACAGTTTGTTCTGTCCATGTACCGCTAGGTGCAGTTTGATCTGTCCATGTCTCTGCTGGAACTATAATGTCATTCCATTTTAAACTACCAACAGCAGAAAAACCACTTGTTTGTTCAATGGTTGCTGAACCACGATCAATTTGTCTACCAATGGCATTAAAATCTGAAACTGCTGGTAAGGTTGCACTTGCGCTAATGGTAAATCGACCTGTAGCAGTCATATTAGAGATTGCTGGCCCAAACACAACACCACGATCTATTTGTGTTCCTGTGGCTGTCATACCAGATGTTTCTGGTAATGTTGAAGATCCTAGTTTAATTAAGACCCCAGCAGATGTCATGCTACTGGTTGAGGCTATAGTTGCAACACCTCTATCAATTTGTGTACCTACTGCACTAAAGCCTGATACTCCAGCAATGGTCGCAACACCTCTGTCTATTTGTCTACCTGTTGCAGACATTCCAGATGTCTCAGCTATAGTCGCTGATCCACGATCTATTTGTCGGCCTGTAGCTGAACCATTTGAAACTGCGGATATAACTGATGCACCAAACTTAAGGACTACACCATTACCAGTAAAGTTTGAAGTTTGTGCAAGGGTGGATGACCCTAATTTAATGACTACTCCAGCAGAAACAAACCCTGAAGTTGAGACAATAATAGCATTGCCTTTTACAAACTGTATTCTACCTGTGGCTGTGCCATCAGATGTCTGTGCTATTGTTGCGGATGCTTCCTGATACTGCGGAGTGCCATAAGCGGCAATTCCGTAGTTATATGAGCCATAGCCTACTGAGGCCATGGTATTAAGCTAATGTGATGTCTAAATCACCAGCGTCAAATCTGAATACATCTCCTGTTGATACAGTTTTTGAAGTGGTTAAGTTTGCATATGCAAGTAAATTACCACCAGATGAAGCATCTAAAATACCAACTGCAACTACTGTTCCATAATTGGCTGTAGCTGTTGGATATTCGATTGCTGCTGCGTTTGTCGCTGTTGTAGGGGATGTGCCTGAGACAGTAAAAGTAGAGGTTTGTCTTGCATAAGCTCCACCTGTTACTTCAGTACCACCGCCAGTATCAGTAGGTGCTACTGTATACAAAGCAACGTGTTTTGTTGGTTGTGTATAAGCCACTCCGCCAAATACATGGTCAAGTACCTTGTCTTCTAAATAATCACTAAATCCAGCCATTTTTTATACTCCTAATTATTACCAAAATAATAAATATCTTTTCTGCGTTTGCCATATGTTCTTCTTCTTTGCATTAAAGAACCTTTTGCAAACTCAGCTTTTTCTTGCTCTAGTCTCATTTCTTCTAAAGCTTTCTCGAACTGTGCTGTAAATAGTGGCACTCGTTCATCTTCCATTAAATAGATAGAAGCGTGTTTTAATGATCCGTAAAGGTAAGCATCTGGATATCCTGTGGATAAAAAGTTACTCGTATTAGAATCGCTTAACGCATCTATCTTTCCGTAGTAGGTTAATTGTACTGTATAACTTCCATCTGGGGTAGGTGCAAATTCAATTGAATCATCTACCAATGCAAAGTAAATAGGTTGACCTGTGACGTTATCGTTTGATTTTCTGTATACATCCAATGATTCTATGGATTGTTGAAACAAAGGTGAAAAATCACCGCTATCAATTTGTATGTTTATAGCCTCTAACCAATCAGTTGGTACTGATATGTATTGTGAATCTAGTGTTGCAGTAGCACGTTTTATCATGCCCTTAACCCTTAATCTGCGGTTAAATTCTGATTCTGTGCTATCAATAAATGTATCAATTACATCTGTTAAATCAGAACGATTTAAAAAATTTGCAATGTTAGATTTTAATTCTGCGTATGTCATAGTTTACCTTGCCATGTTCTAAAGACTTTATTGTCTGAGTTGTTTAACCATCTTCTCCATTGAGACATATCATTGGCCCATCCTTCTCGACACGCTCTTTGATATACCACCAATGGCACTTCTGCCACATGGCGAAGATCTTTACCTGGTTTATGTTCTGCAAGCATTTTGCAATGTTCTATTACAGGATTCAAATCCTGAGTTGTGTGATAGATATCTTTATCGTCTTCAGTAATAAACTCGTTGGTAAAACCAGTCTTGTGATCTATAACAGTTCTTTTAGCCATGCAAGAATTTTAACACAAAAAAAAGGGATGCCGAAACATCCCTTTAAGGTTATTAACCTAGAGCTTATGAGGTTGTTAAATCAACTACTGCTCCATGTGCTGCTTCGTTGGATACTTCTAATCCATACTCAACAACGATCATTTTAGTGACTGCATCACCGATTGTTGCAATGTCAACTGTTTTGAAATCACGCAAGTAAGATACTTTTGCCATTTCAGGATCAACCAACAGTAAAGATCTTTCTCTTGATCTGTTTGATGGAACTATTTTTAGCTCACCAAAGTCAGAAGAGTAGATAGATACTGATGCTTCAACAGTATTAGAGTCAACAAATTGTCTTGCTTGTGAACGACCTGTGAAACCAGAGATAACTTGTTTGTTATGTGGGCCACAAATTGCTATTGATGGTTCACCACCATTTTCAAAGCAAGATTGTAAAACATCTTTTAAAAGAGCTTCTGTTAAAGCTCTTTGAGTTCCGTCTGTTGGAGCTGTTCCACCGCCAGTAGGAGTTGATCCTGCTGCGTTGCTTACATTAGACTTTACCCAAGATTCAAAAGCACCAGTTTTACGAGCAGTTGTCGCATTACCAGTAGTTTTTCCATTCTTTTGACAAAGAGCTTCTTCCATATCTCTTTTAAGAGCTTTAGACATGATAGCTAGTTGGTGAGCCATTTCTGATCTCTTACCAGCAGGGTCTGAAGACTCTTGTGAGCCTGATACAGTTGCATCTCTTTTTGAAATCATCGCAACATTGCTAACACGAGTGGTTGCAACAGCAGCTGATCTTGAAAGTTCAAAACCTTCTAGTTCACCTGTTGAGACTGGACTTGCCAGAGCTTCTGTTTGCCAATCGAAGACAACATTATTAATATTTCTTTTTCCAATTGAAGACATAAACGGAGTTTGCATTGGAGAGATGTTGTAAATGATATTACTTAAATCTTCTCTGTCTGAAGTCGCTGAATATGTATCAAATGCGTTTGTTACTTTAG